GACCCCGGAGAAGAAATCTGCGTTGGGTCTCCCTGAGGACACTCCCACTGGCTGGTGGGTGGGCTACCAGGTGAACGACCCTGAGCTCTGGGCCAAGGTCAAGAGCGGGGAGCGGACTGGATTCTCCATCCACGGCCGTGGGGTCCGAGACTGATGGCAGATCGTCGGAAGTACACCCCACAGGAGAACCGGAAGATCAGAGAGACTGCTGACGCCGGAGCCTATGGTGGTCTACTCGGTGGAGCCGCTGCTGGCTATGGCGCGTCTCGGGCTGCTCGGAAGGCGAAGCCGGGGATCGCGGCGGGGAAGATCCAGTACGGCCACTCCCGGCAGAAGGTGAAGATCCCAGGTACTGAATCTCACGTGGGTGGGCATGGGAAGCTGAAGAGCACCGGGAGTGCACTGAAGACCGGGTTCCAGGTCAGCCGGAAGGTGAAGCCTAGCCCTGCTGGCTTGGGCACCATCGGGGCGGTGTATGGCACGGCAACGGCTGGCACCCTGGCTGGGAACCTGGCGGCTGGACGCCATGCGAAGAAGAAGATCGACCGAAAGATCGACCGGAAGAAGGAAGCTGTGGGCAAGGCACGGACCATGTCCGATACCGAGATCCGGCGTCGGAAGAAGATCCAGGGTCGCTCTTCACAGGTCACCGGTGCGCTCGGGCTCGCAGCGCTCGGGGGCACGATGGCAGCCTCTCGCCCTGGGCGTACCGCACTACGGAAGATCCCGGCGCTGAAGAACAGGGTGGCTGCGCCTAAGCCCAAGGATCCAGAGCGCGACCGGATCAAGGCTGCCACAGTGCCAGTGCTGGCTACCTCTGCTGGTATCGGTGGTGCGAGCGCGTTCAACTTCGCTGCCTACACCGGTGCGGAGAGCAGGAAGCGACCGGTGAGGAAGAACTGGACTCCTACTGCTCGGAACTTCGACTCAGAGCGGAACCGTCAGCGCCGGAACAACATCTACCCGGGAGCAGCAGCTGGTGCTTCAGGGGCGACTGCTCTGGCTGCTGGTGTGAAGACCGCTCGGGGGATCAAGCAGAAGAAGGCCGGGGACAAGGCTAAGAGCCAGAAGAAGGCCTACAAGGCTCTGCACACCGGTGCCAACAAGAACTTCCGCGCTGCCGGAAAGTTGGGCGCAGCTGGAGCAGGTCTGGCTGCTGGCTCGATGGCTCTGGAGCGGAAGCGGAAGTCGGAGAGCTGGGGTGTCTACAAGAGCTTGGGCACCACTGGAGAGATCGGGAAGACGGAGAACTACCTGGAGGAGATCTCCAAACTCTTCGATGTTGACGAAGACTGACGTGACAGAGCTCAGAGACTGTAATCAGAGGTGAAAGATGCCACGGCCGATCCGGAACTTGAAGAACATGGAGATCGATGAGATCTCCCTGGTCGACAAAGGCGCGAATCAGCACGCGATGATCACCATCGCTAAGAGGGCTCCTGAGGAGGATGAAATGCCCGAGTTCGATATCTACAACGAGGATGGTGAAGTCCTCAATGAGGACGACCTCAACGTAGGTGACATCGTGTACGACCAGGATGGCGCTGCGTACGAGTTCGTCGGTGAAGAGGAAGGCGCAGAAGAGCGTGAGCCGGAGACTGTCGGTAAGTCCGCTTTCTTCGAGGACCACGAGGAAGAGCCGTCCAGCTTCTCCAAGGAGATCATGGAAGAGCTCTCCAAGGCTTTCAGCGACGAGGACCGTGACGCGGTCATCGCCAAGGCGCTGGGACGGATCGAAGAGCTGCAGAACCAGCACCAGGAGTTCGAGTCCATCGCTAAGGCTGAGCGGGATCTCCGCCTGACCCGCGAGTACGTCTCCAAGGCTCAGGAGTACAACCTCCCGGTTGATCCTCAGGAGCTCGGTCCGGTGCTCTACCGGATGGCCGAGACGATGAGCTACGACGACTGCGCAGTGATCGCTAAGTGCCTGGAGACCGCTGGAACCATCCTCTACGAAGAGGTCGGTTACCAGGGATCGGGTGAGAACGCTGACCCGATGGCAGTGGTCGAGGCCTACGCCAATGAGAACATCCAGAAGAGCGACGGGGGTAGCCGCGAGGCCATGATCTCCAAGGTCTTCGATGAAAACCCCGCAGCCTACGACGAGTACCTCTCCGAGCGCCGGGGAATCTGAGAGATAGGGAAGGAAGGGAAGAGCCGTGGCTTACGAAGAGAGCCTTCGGTCTATCACGCTGAACGCGGATAGCTCGCTCGCCGTTTACACCGGCCCTCCTGGTACCCCCGGTGCCCCTAACCCTCACGGTGGTAAGCAGTACCACTTCGTGAAGGTCACCGGAGTTCACCAGGTTGGGATCGCGGACGCGGATGACGTAGTCATCGGTGTGCTGCAGAACAAGCCCCAGAACGCGGGTAACGCCGCGACCGTGGGGATTCGTGGGGTCAGCAAGGTGGTAGCCGATGTGGCGATCACCGCTGGTGCCAACATCAAGGTCTCCGCTGACGGACAGGCTGCCACCGCTGGTGCTGGCCCAACGGTCGGAGTTGCCCTTACGTCCACCGCCAACGCAGGCGAGCTCGTCTCCGTCCTGCTGCTGCAGCTCTGATAGGAGGAGTGAGTAATGCCTAACCCGACTCAGAGCGACCTTCACGTAAATCAGCCGCTCACCAACGTGTCGGTGGCCTGGATGCAGGATAAGTCCACGTTCATCGCGGACAAGATCTTTCCTCGCGTCCCGGTCTCCAAGCAGTCCGATATGTACTGGAAGTACAGCAAGTCGGATTGGCGTCGGACTGACGCGCAGAAGCGCGCACCCGGCACCGAGACGGCTGGTACCGGTTGGAAGTTCGACACCGATACCTACTTCGCCCAGGTGTTCGGTGTGCACAAGGACATCGATGACCAGATCCGCGCCAACGCCGACTCCAACTGGAGCTTGGACAAGGACGCGACTCTGAACGTCACCAACCACCTGCTGCTCCGGCGCGACCTCGACTGGAACAACACCTACTTCAAGACGGGTGTCTGGGGTAAGGACTACACCGGTGTGGCCTCCGGCCCGAACTCCACCCAGTTCCTCCAGTGGAACGACGCGGCGTCCGACCCGATTGTCCAGTTCGCCAACCTGCAGACGGAGTTCGTCCGTCAGTCCGGTAGGAAGGCGAACACCCTGGTGCTCGGAGCTGAGACGATCACTCAGTTGAAGAACCACCCGGACATCATCGACCGGATCAAGTACACCCAGCGTGGTGTGGTCACCACGGATCTGCTCGCCACCCTCTTCGATGTGGAGAAGGTGCTGGTCTCCTACGCCACCGTCACGGACGTTGCTGAGCGCAACGACCTGCGGGAGCAGGACACCGCTGCGACGTACTCCTTCATGACCAACTCCAAGGCGGCTCTGCTCTGCTACTCACCGAGCTCTCCGTCCCTGATGACGCCTGCTGCGGGCTATACCTTCACCTGGAACGGTTACCTGGCTGGCAACAGCTATGGCATCCGGATGAAGCGGTTCCGCATGGACCACATCGCCTCAGACCGCATCGAGGGTGAGATGACCTACGACATGAAGGTCGTTGCACCTGACATGGGGATCTTCCTGGCGAGCGCCATCGCCTGACGCTAGGCACTACCTGAGAGGGGCTGGGGTTCTGCCCCAGCCCCTCAGTAGTTAGGAGAGAGATGGCCGAGAAGAAGACCTACTGGCAGCGGCGACAGCGGAACGCTTACGCCGGTGCTGCTGCCGGTGGTGCAGCAGGTGCTGCTGGTGGGTACAAACTCATTCGTCGTGGGCCATCTGGGACCAAGGGTCTGGCTGCTGCTGGTGCAGCCTCTGCAGGTGGACTCGGTGCGATGGGTGGTTTGGTAGCTGGCGCGAAGGCCACACGGAAAAAGAAGGTGAAGAAGAATATGAGCGTATCTGCATTCGGTGTAGACCACGGTGACATCGAGAAGGCGTTAAACCCGGTCAAGGCCGTCAAGGGTGCGATGAAGGTCCGGGGCGAGAAGAACTACAACCGGAACTTCCAGCGTGGTCACAACCAGGCGATGAAGTCCCAGGGCATCGGAGTCCGGGGTGAACACATGCCCACCCTCTTCGGGGGCGCGACTAAGAAGGGGAGCGCTGGATACCGAGCTGGACAGGCTGCGGGACAAAGCGCTGCCCGTGTCACCAAGAACCCGCTCCCGGATCCCTTCCGGTAAGGAGTAAGAGATGCCGTCCCAGCTGGACCGTAATACTGCGATCCACTTCATCTGCGCCCGCGACTTCACCTTCGATGGCGTGGACTACAAGATGGGTGATGACTTCGATCAGGACCTCGGAGCCAAGATCGACATGCTGGTCCGCACCCGTCGCCTGGTTGCCGTGGTGGATGACAGCAAGGATCTGCCGCGTCACTGGTACCACCACGTCTGGGTGAAGCGTGACATCACTCGGAAGCTGGGGCTGATCAAGCGCGAGGACGTGAAGGTGCTGGGTGGATCCAGTGCCTACAACAAGCCTCGGCAGATGGATCTGGAGCACCCCATCGCTGATCACGAGACCTTCACCCCGTGGGAGGAGACTCCGGATCAGGGTGCCGCTCTCCACGCCAAGGCTCACGAGGCTGCCCTCACCGAGCAGGTGCTGGCAGCGGAGAACGAGGAGAACGAGCCTCCGGAGGACGAACTGGAGCCAGTAGGCGAGACCGAGCCAGCTGAGCTGGTCCGGGACGAGGACACCTACGAGCCTGCAGAGCCTGCCGTGATGGACCCAGAGTCTGATCCGGAGGACACCGAGGAAGAGGAAGACGAAGAGCGGGCCATCACCGAGGAAGATCTCTATGACCCCTCTGAGCACAGCGTGGTCGAGGTCAACGAGTATCTCGACTCCGACATCTCCGAGGAAGAGCGAGAGCGCGTTCTCGCCGCAGAAGAAGCCGGTAAGGGCCGAAAGGGAATCCTGTCATGAGTGACGAGAACGTGAACGAGAACAACCCGCCTCGCTACGAGCCGAACCTGAACGAGGATGTGGGCCACACCTTCTCCCTCGGGATCGACGGTGAGGATGACGAGGGTCAGACCGAACCCGCCTACTTCCTGAATCCTCCGGAGTACGACCTGAAGAAGCTGGAAGAGGAAGTCGCTAAGCGGAACTACAGCCTGGGTCTCCACAGTGGTGTAGATCAGGAAGAGACCGAACCTGACATCCTGGTGAATCCACCTGAGTACGACGTGGATGAAGTCAAGGAGCAGGCTGGACAGAAGGACTAGGACGATGCAGAGCGCATTCGGAGTAGACCACGGTGAGGTCTCCAAGGCTTGGGGACTGGGCGCTGTCTCCCGTCTAGGTGGCGCTATGGGTCGAGGGATGTCCACCGGTGGCCAGAAGCTGCGCGTACAAGGCGCTAAGGCCATGAAGGAAGGCAGAATCACCCAGCAAGCAGCTAAGGGTTCCCCTGGGATGTTCGGGTCGAAGGGGATGAATTTCACCCCCAAGGCTCAACGTCAGGCTAACGCTCTGGGCGCTGGAGCTCGGGCTGCTGGTGCTACTCAGGTCCGGATGGGTGGTGCGATGCGCCGCGCAGGCGCTGCGATGCAGCGTAGGCCTGGTGTTACTGGCGGTGCTGCTATTGGTGGTGCTGGAGCGGTTGGCGCTGGAACGATAGCTGGGAACAGGAAGAAGAAGTTCTGATGTACTCAGCTTTCGGGGTGGAGCACACTGAGGTCTCCAAGCGGATGCGAGTCGTCAGCCAGTCGTTTTCTGCCAAGGGTCCGATCCTCAACCACACAGTCGTCTCCTCTCGTCCGAATGGGATCTTCACCAACGCCAAGTTGAAGGAGACCACCGAGTCTCGACACATCGCGGCCAAGAAGGGCAAGAAGTCTTCGAACACTATCGGTGGGGGTCTGAACACCCGAGGCAAGTACGCAGCGGGTGGGGCTGCTGGTCTCACCGTTGGTGGTGCTGGCGGAGCCGTGGGCTACAAGAAGAAGAGTGCAGTGGCCAAGGCTGGCTTCCGTCTCCCTGGTTCCTCAGCCTTCCGGGGTGGTGGTGCTCAGACTGGAGGCGGTCAGGGCGTCTCTGCTGGCCTGATGAAGCCCCAGAAGCCAACCTTCCAGGGTGGAGCTCAGAAGCCCGGGGGAGCGGCAGGAACGTTCGCTGGTGGCCCCGCTAAGCCTCAGCAGCCCAAGGGTCCGATGCAGGCGTTCATGGCTGGTCGCCAGAAGCGGATGGGGATGCAGAAGAAGCCCGGTGCTGGTCTGTCCTCCTCCCCCAGTGCTGGCTTCGGAGCGAGCAAGCCTAGCTTCGGAGGGTCGAGTTTCGGAGGAGCTAAGTGAGCTTCAACTACGCCGATCCCACCACCTCAGACAAGGACCAGGTCAGGTTCTTGCTGCAGGACACGAACTCCTCAGAACCCTTCATGCAGGACGAGGAGATCAACTTCATGCTCTCGAAGTGGAAGGATCGCCTGGGCAGTGTGGAGTATGTCGCCGCTGCCTGTGCAGAAGTACTTGCTGCGCGTTACGCACGGGAAGCGTCGATCTCTGCCGATGGAGTGAACATCGGTCTGGGTGTAGTCGCACAGCAGTTCCGCGAACTAGCTGCCAGCCTGCGTCAGCAGCACAAGAGTCTCCTCGTAGGGGGATTTCCTGATGTGGGCGGCATCACCCCCTACGAGGAGCAGGACCCGAACATCGCTCCGTTCAACTTCGGTACGGGGATGCACGATGATCTAGCAGCTGGACGCCAGGAGTACGGGTCGAGAGACTTCTATTCCTACAACCCCTACGAGGAGCCTGGTACCTGATGGCATACGACAAGGCGAAGTTCGACAAGTTGATCAGCCTGGAGGTCCCCTACAAGATCGCCCTGGCTCTGAGTGACAGCAGCGCTCCGCTGGGTAAGGGTGCTGCGGTGGCTGACATCCCTACTCCTGGTAGCGCTACTGCGGCTACTACTGCGACCAAGGTGAACGAGCTGCTGGCCTCGCTGCGGGCTGCCGGGATCATCGCCTAGTGACCACCTACATCACCTCGTACGCTCTCCAGTACGTCCGGAGCAGGGCTGCTGGGGTGATGATGGGCTATACCTGCAGGGCGGAACGGATCACTCAGGGTGGGCACGACGACGACACTCTGGTCTACACCCCAGGCTCCCGTGAGGTGCTCTACGAGGGCGTCTGCCGGGTCTGGGAGATCTCCGGAGCCAATGTGGTCGGACTTGGGGACACTGACGCTGAACTGGACATCTCTACCACCCAGATCTCCCTGCCCTGGGACTCCCCGCTGTTGAAGAAGAACGACGAGATCGTGATCACCGCAGCCGACACTGATGAGCAGATGGTGGGGAAACGGTTCCAGGTCCAGTCCTCAGCCAAGGCTGGTGAGCTCCGGGCCACCCGTCGTTACTCGGTAACGGGGATCGGATGATAAGCGCGTTCGGTGTTGAGCACACCATCTCCAAGGGCATCCACCTCACCCAGCGAGATGCACAGATCATGAGAGCTGGCATCCATTCCGGGAAGGGTGCGCAGATCTTTGCTGGCGGCGCGAAGAACCCGTACGCCAAAAAGCGGGTGGGCCAGCTCTCGCGGGTGGCTGACTCTAGGTTCGACACCCCAAATGCGATCCGGGCGTTCAAGCACAGCAAGCAGAAGAAGACTGGCAGCGCTCTGGTCCCGGTTAACCCCAAGGAGTTGGAGCGATGACCCAGGTAGCCAGCGCTGACATCTCCAAGCTGGCCGAAGCTCTCCGGATGACGGCTAAGCGCTCAGAGGTGACCACCCAGCAGGTGATGGTGGAGAGTGCCAACTTCCTGCTTACCGAGATGGAGATCCGGGTACCGGTGAAGACCGGCGAGCTGAGGGAGTCCCTCGGGGTCCGGGTGGAGCCCAACCGGGTGATCGTCGGGCCGACTGCGAAGCACGCGCCCTACGTGGAGTTCGGGACCAGGGCGCACGAGATCCGAGCCAAGAACAAGAAGGCACTGGCGTTCAAGGTAGGCGGGAACATGGTGGTTGTGCAGAAGGTGAACCACCCCGGTACCAAGGCCCGTCCCTTCGTCCGTCCTGCCTTCGAGGCCTGGAAGGAGAGCCTGGGTCCTGCTGTAGCTGAGGCCAACATCCAAGTGTTGACCGAGGAGGCCTCGTGAAGTCCTCGGTCTCTCGTGGCCCGATCACCACCCGACTGATCGCGGAGATGAACGAGGAGAACTTCCCGGTCGGGGATAACACCACTCCGAGTGTCCCCTACGGCTGGTCAGGGCAGCCGAACGACACCGCTTCTACCTTCACCCCCTGGATGACCATCTCTCCCCTAGCTGCAATGCCCCAGCGAGTGGAAGGCGCGCTTGGGGATACTGGAACTGAGTGGAGGTTGCCGTACGGGGTGTTCTACGCAGGAGTGTCCCGGAGGCAAACTGAGGCTCTGGCAGACCGAGTGCGGCATGGTCTGTGCAACATCGAGAGAGAAAGCGTGACATCTGATACTGGGAACTGGAGGATCCAGAAGATCTCCTGCACTGGGATCGGTAGCACTAACAAGATCGGTTCTGCGTATCCGGACTACTTCACGCAGAACGACACATTCGAAGTCTGGGTAAGCAAGGAGAGATGAGATGCCCAAGCAGAAGTACGTGAAGCTCCACAACGATGAGCTGGACGCCGACACCGAGGTTCTCCCGGAGAGCGTTGGGGTCTGGGAGGGCCGTGGCTGGACGGTTGTAGATGATGGAAGTAACGAGGAAGAGCCCGGTCAGAACGAGCCTGAGGTTCAGCCGTCAGCTCATCCTCAGCCCAAGGCACGCAAGACTGCCGCTGAGAAC